TGGCGAAGCGGTGTCCATCATATTCCCTGTTTATGGCGCGACAGACCCCATCACTGGCGCAGTCATCGGCACGAACACCAGCACGACAATAACAGGCAAAGGCTATCCCGCTGCTTACCACAAGCGCGATATTGACGGCGATATTATCCAAGCGGGTGATGTGCGCCTAATCCTTGAACTTATCGCCACCCGCCCCGCTGTGGGCTGCTTATCAACCATTGACGGCACAACTTACCGCATCATGGATGTGCAACCAATCCGTCTTACTGGTGAGGATGTGATTTACATATGCCAGTTAAGGTCAAACTGATGTTGCCAATAGGCCAGAGGGTTTTCTTTCCATCGCAATGGAACTCTGGCATTTTGGACAGTGTGCTACACGATACGCACAACCACGTTATTGCCTATATAATTAAGCTGGATGATGGTAAAAAGGTGGCTGTAGATATGCAGATTGTGGAGCCTTTAGATGATTAACAGCAAAATTAGTGCGGCGCTTGCGACCAAACTTAATACGCTTGGGCTTCCAACGCATTGGGAAAATGCCAAGTTCACGCCCACCAATGGGCAGATATATCTAAGCGAAAGCCTGTTGAGCGGCGACACTAACCCTGTCGGTGTTTCAAGCGCAGCATCTGATGAATTTGGCGGCGTCTATCAGGTGCTTGTTTACGCTCCTTTGGATGCCAACAAAGGTCAAGCCCGTGCAACCGCTGATACCGTTGCTGCTGCATTCCAGCGCGGCGACAGGCTTACTTATGGTGGCATTACAGTCACCATACAGCGCACGACACAGAACCCAGCGTTTATATCAGGCAACCGCTTTGTTATCCCTGTCAGCGTGACGTATCGGGCGTTTTCATGACCACGTTCAGTTTGGACGTAAAGGCGTTTGCTGCGAAGGCTGAAAAGAACGCTGATGCCGCTATCAGTAAAATCTGTTTAGACCTTTTATCTGACATTGTTTTGAACACGCCTGTTGATAGCGGCAGGGCAAGGGCCAACTGGCAGTGCAGCATAGGTTCACCCGCAATTGGTGAAGTGCAATTTGATGCCGATACTGGAAGTGGCATTACAGCGCCAAGGGAAAGCGCCGCATCTGCCCGTGCTATCGCCGCTGGAAGCGCAGCCGTAGCCAGTGCGCCGCGCAATATTTTCTGGATTAGTAACAATCTGCCATACATTTATCGCCTTGAATTTGACCAATGGTCAAACCAAGCGCCAAGTGGTATGGTGCGGCTGGCAATCAACCGCGCAGAACGCAAAATGCGTTAGGGTGACTTGACTGCTTTTTTGTGTTAAATGTTCAATCCCATGCATGGAGATTAAATTATGTCTGACGTTGTTTCTTCGGTTGGCACTATTGTTTCAGTGTCGGCTACTGCCCCTGCTACTTATGACGCCACTGGCTTTGCTGCCCTAACTTGGTCGGCTTGCGGTGAACTGGCTGACTTGCCAGCTTTCGGTGCTGAAGCTGCACTTGCAACCCACACCCCGCTTCGCACTGGTGTTGTCGCCAAGCGCCGTGGTTCGCTGAACTATGGTTCTGTAACTCTGACGATGGCTCTTTCTGATGCCGATAGTGGTCAGGGCATCCTGCAAACCAAGGGCAGTGCTGCTGCTGGCTCAAGCGCACTTGTTTCGGTTAAAGTTGCTCTGGTTAATGGCGACATCCAGTATTTCACTGCACAAGTGATGTCGTTCAAAACCAATGTCGGCAATGCTGACGCAATCACAATGGCTGAAGTGACACTTGAAATCGACAATTCGGTTGTTAAGGTTTCTTCGTAATTAGCCCACAAACTTCCCCGTCGTGGCTGCATCCGACCACGGCGGGGGAGACTTTCAACATCGGTGCATTCGGATGGAGTTTAATATGTCTTTTGACCTTAATTCATTGAAGCCAGTTATGGCTGACGATGGCGCTGTTCTTAATATTGTGCATCCTGAAACTGAAGAAGTCATTGATGGAATGACCATCACGCTTCTTGGTCAGGACAGCAAGCTTTACCGCAAGATACAACTTGGCAAGCAACAGGCTGCGCTAAACCGCATGGCTAAGGGCAAGAAGGCAATTGACCTTGATGCTGAAAAGCTTTCGGAAGATAGCATTGATGATTTGGTTAAGCTGACAACCGCATGGTCTGGCTTTGTCCTTGATGGCAAAGACCTTGACTGCACACCTGAAAACGTCCGCACCGTCTATTCTGATTGGTCATGGATTAAAGAACAGGTGCAGGAGTTCGTCAGCAATCGCGCCAACTTTTTTCGCGCAAACGATTGAGCAACTCACCTTATTCGTAAAACAAGCTGCTTGGCTTAACACAATCCCGTCGAAGGCAAAGCGCCCTCGGCGGGAAACCAAGTCAGACGTAATGCCACCTGTGCTTGGTGGGGCTTATCTTATCGAAATTCTTTTCGAGGTTGGCCCCGCCAAGCCCACTGGCATGGGTAGCAACGCCGCAATAGATGAAGTTGATTTGGCTGCATGGATGTCAAATCAAGGCGTGACCTTGACACCTTGGGAAGCCAAAACAGTCAGAAAATTGTCCCGCGAATATGCGGCAATGCTATCAGAAGCTGTTGAACCAAACACGCCACCGCCTTGGGTTGACCCAGCAATTATGACCGCTGAACGGCGTGAAAAAATATCAAATGCGATGTCTGATTGGGCAAATCTAATCAACACCAAGACACGATGAAAATCTTGTGCTATGGCCCATATTAGGCGATAACGCTCTGGGCCTCATAGGATATTGCGCGTGGCAGATTTAGCTAACCTTCGTATTTCAGTTGATAGCCGTGACGTTAAGTCTGCCACAGGCGACCTAAATACAATGAGTTCCGCTGCTGGCAATGCGGAACAAAACATTCGCAGTGTTGGCGCAGCGTCGAAAACCACGGGCGCTGCTATGCGCGACATGACCAACATCATTCAGCAAGGCGAACAGGCTCAAATCGCTGCCGCTAATGCCAACCGCGCCGTCGGTCAAACTGGTCAGCTTGCGCGGCATCATATGATGAACCTTGGTTTCCAGTTTCAAGATTTAGGTGTTCAGATTGCCAGCGGTGCAAATCCATTGGTGGCCTTTGTTCAGCAGGGCGCACAAATCGGCGGCATCATGCAACAAGCGCAAATTGGCATCGGCGGAGTTATTCGCGCACTTGGGTCAATGGTTGCGGCAATGACAATGGCGGTTATTACCAACCCCATATTGCTGGGCATAGCTGCTGCGGCAACTGCGGCTTATGTTGCATTTAAGCAGTTTCAGTCATCGGTTGCAGAAACTGGTGAGATTAAAGATTACGCCAATTCCCTTGGGTTGACCAAAAAGGAAATGCGCGAACTTGAAAACGTCCATGTTACCTTTGGTGATGTGTTGTCTGGTGTGTGGGCAACAATCAGCGAAGGGCTTGGGCTGGATAAAATCTGGAAATCCATAAGCGAATTTGCCGTTCAAGCCTTTGATGTAATTCTAAGGGGCGCTATGATGGCTACGGCTGGCATCTATGCGTATTTTGTTGGTTCGTTTGACCAAATCAGGATTATATGGAAAAATCTTCCAGCAATCTTGGGCGACCTGTTTGTTCAAGCGGTAAACCTTTCAATTAAAGCGATTGAGATGCTGGTTAATGCAGCGATTACCAGCATCAACTTTATTACCACGAAAGCTAATGGCGTTTTGACCTCAATGGGCATGGCGGCTATTTTTGCACAGGTCGAAAGCGTTAAGCTTGGCAGGGTTGCCAACGAAAATGCTGGCGCTGCCGCAAAAGCAACTGTTGCTATTTTTGATGCCTATGCCAGCCGTTACAACGAAGCGTTGTCTGGCATGAAGGCTATCGGCCTTCAGATTAAACAAAACACTTTGGATGCCACCAAATCCCGTTTGGAGGCGCAAGCGGCTGCACTTATCGCCAAGCGCAATGAAGGAAAGCCAAAGAAAGCTGGCTTATCGGATGAACAAAAGCAGTATGAGCGCGACTTAAAAGCGGCTGAAGAATATTTGGTTTCATTGGAAAAGCAAGCTGCGGCTATCGGTAAAACAGCCATTGAATTAAAAGAGATGGAAATTGCGGAAAAGGCAGCGGCGGCGGCAAAGGTTGGCTTAAAGGACGCCACCCTTGCGCTGGGCGCGGCGCTTATTGAAGGCATGAAGGCCAAAGAGCGCGAAGAAGCAAACAAGCAAATTGATGCCACGCTAAAGGCTTTGGATGATGAATATAAATTGCTTGGCTTAACGGGTGCGGAGCGCGACAGGGCTGCGCTGGCTTTGGAGCGTGAAGGCTTCATTGCCAAGTATAAAACCGCCCTTGGGATTGATGAAGCCACCGCCGCTTATGAGCGTTACGCTGCGCGAAAAGAAAAAGCGATTGCCAAAGAAAGTGATTTTGAAAAGCAGCGCAAGGAAGCTGAAAAGCTAAAAGAAACAATTGCTGGCCTTATCAGTATAACCGACGAACTTTTTGGTGGCGCTGGTTCATTTTTGCAGAACCTTGGAAAGCAGATAACCATTGTTGCCCCAGACCTGAAAAATGACTTGAAGGCAATTTTCGACGATTTACCTAAAAAGATGCAGGACGTTTTCAAGGACTTCGGCGGCTCACTTGCGACCATCCTTGCCAATGCTGCAATCGGTAAAATGGTTGGCGGCGGCGCTGGTGGCGCTATTGGTGGCGGCATTGGCGGCGCATTGGGCAAAAAGTTTGGCAGCGATGCATTGCAAAGCGTCGGCACAAAGATTGCTGGCGATGCATTTGGAAAGGCGCTCGGCGGCATGGCTGGGCCTCTTGGCGCTATCGCTGGTGGATTGATTGGTGGCCTTGTTGGTGGCCTGTTGAAGAAAACCAAAACGGGCAGCGTGACACTGAACCAAATCGCTGGTGGCGCTATGGAGCGGACGCTAACAGGCAACAGCGCACAGCTAAAGGGTATCGCTAACAATATGGCGAATGGCCTTTTGAAAGGCTTGGGCAATATTGCAGAACAGCTTGGCGGCGCATTGGGCGGCAATGTCAAAGTAAGCCTTGGTATGCGTAAAAAGGATTACGTTGTTGACCCAACTGGTGCTGGCCGCACAAAGGGTTCAGGCGTTAAGAATTTTGGCACAGACGAAGCGGCTGCGGTTGCATACATTACGCAATTAGCAATTCAGCAAGGCATTGTCACAGGTATCAGCGCAGGAGCGCAAACGCTCATTCGTGCTGGCAACGAC